CATGGTATTTCACGCACAACGCCATCATAAACAAAGAATGAGTTTTCACCCATCCACGCTAGGAAGTTACCAGTTTGTACTACCGATCTTCTGCTAACTGCTTTACAGTTTGAACCAGCTGCGGCTATACCATAAACAAAAGGAGAGCCTACATAGCTCATTCTATCTATACCAGTATCACTAAAGATAATGACATCGTTTTGGTATTTAACTGCTAGTAATGCTCTACCACCTGTAGGTATTTGTACATCACCTGCTGTATTGGTAGCTTTAGATGTCCAAGTGTTTCTATCTTCTCTATCACTCCAAGATATCTTCCTAGGGTCTCCACCAGAACCAATAGCAACTAAATGCCTTTCATTGGTTACTAGGACAGCCTGACAGCCTGTAGGTGCGTTAGTTACAACAGTACCTATGGTATCAGCTGTTCCGCCTGAAACAGGTCGCCACTTGTATATTTTACCATCGCCAGAAAAACAGAAGATTAAATCCTCTCCCCAGTTATCAAAGGAGAAATGACCTGTATCAAGAGGTAATCCAGATTGACTTCTAGCATCGCCATAATCTTCTACATCATAGTGGTATGCACCATAACCAAGAGGATCATTAGAGGCATCGTTTACAAAACCAGATGGTGTTATATCAGTCCAGGTGTTGTCGTATAAAACATAAACTTTTTGTCTTGTACCAACAGCTAAAATAGAAGCACCTAGGTTGTCCTTATAGGCATACATACCTATAGGTTCTCCGTCTAGTGCTGTAGTTTTTAGTTTAGACCAACCACCGATAGGCTTTAGATAGCCATTTTCAAAACGCACGAGATTGCCGTCAACCCAACGACCTTTGTTAGCATAGTCAGTTCCGTTGTTGACTATGCCAGCTGGCGGAGTTACAGGCAATAGTGCCATTTTTAGCTATTGGATGATATGTAGCTTTTACCAGTCGAGATCGCAGTTGTATAAGATGTTTTATCATCTGAACTACCAGCTACGTCTGGAGTATCGTCATCATCATCAACAGGTGCATACGCTAAGACTAGTTCTAAGTGGTCTACGTTTCTTTGTACCATATCGTTGATTTCTGATTGCTCCATGCCTTCAACGTCCCAAGTTCCACCGTTTACACCGTTGATAAGTGTTACGCTATCTGTTGCTGCTGTTAAGACTTCGCTTACTGTTTGTGCCATATTATTCTCCTTTTAAATTAACCTTCTAGGGTTTCTATTCTTGATTTTAAATCGTCTATTATTGTTTGTTGTTCTTGTATAGCTTTTACAAGTATTGGTACGAATTTACTGTACTGTAGACCCATTTGTTTACCATCACCTGTATGACTAGATACTAAGTTAGTTTTATTACTTTTATTATATCCTGCTGCTATTTCTAGTGCCTCTACTTCTTGAGCTTTAAAACCTATATCTAACCAATCTTCTTTATGAGTTCCATCAGGCGTTTGTGCGTTTAAATCATAATCATCTGCATATTTATTACCATACTTAGAACGCTTATCCCATTTATAAGTAACAGGAGATAAAGCTTTTACAAAATCTAAACCTAAATCTAACGCTGTAAAATCTGTTTTATCTCTTTGGTCAGAAGCTACTGTCCAATCTACTTGGACGTGTGCTTGAGTGATGTTTTCATCACCTAAACAAATTTCATTAGATTCATTATTGATATTACCACCAGGACTACCTGTTATTCCAGCGTCATGCCCTAGTAACAGATTATTAGAACCTGTAGTAACATTAACCCCTGCGTATGAACCAACAGTTGTGTTATCTGAACCAGCCACATTACCACTACCCATAGCAAAATGACCAATACCTGTGTTTGAAGTACCTGAACCTGATACACCTAAAGCATGAACACCAACAGCAGTATTGTTACTGCCATCTTGAAGATTATCTAAAGCAGACGCACCAAGTGCAGTATTACTAGAGCCTGTAGTATTATCCAACATAGCACCTTCACCAACTGCGGTATTATCAGCACCTGTAGTGTTATTTGCCAATGCTTCATAACCCATTGCTACATTGTTTGCACCTGTAGTAACTCCATTTAAAGAATACATACCTACACCAGTGTTATAACCTCCATTTGTTATCGCCTGCATAGAAGCATAACCTATAGCTACATTTCTTATTGGTCCTGCACTAGAAGTACTCATAGCATTATGACCTATAGAAACATTAAAACTACCTGAAGTGTTGCCTTGCAAGGAATCTTTACCAACAGCTATGTTTTGAGTACCAGTTGTATTGTTTCTCATAGAGCCACTACCAACAGCAACATTTTCTGCACCTGTTGTATTAGCATCTAAAGCATTAGCTCCAACTGCTACACTTTCAGCACCTGTAGTGTTTACATCTAAAGCCTTATAACCAACTGCTGTGTTGTTAGAAGCTGTGGTATTAGCATTTAATGCTGCTCTACCTAATGCAGTGTTGTTATTACCTGTAGTATTAGCACTTAATGAGCCATGACCAATACTGGTATTATACAAACCTGTTGTATTATCTTCTAACGAATTAGCACCAACTGCTGTATTGCTGTGTCCTGTAGTGTTTCTATATGCAGCTCTATTTCCTACTGCTGTATTGTTATTTGCTGTGGTGTTAGATTCCAAAGATTGCATACCTACAGAGGTATTGAAACTACCTGTTGTATTAACTTCTAAAGCAGTTCTTCCTAAAGCAGTATTTCTTTCTCCAGTTGTATTAGCACTTAACGCTTTAGTACCAAAAGCTGAATTATAATCAGCAGAGGTATTAGCGTCTAAAGCATTATAACCAACTGCTACGTTTTCAGTACCTGTAGTGTTTGCATTTAACGCTAAAGCACCAACAGCAGTGTTATTTAAACCTGTTGTAGTTTCACCTAAAGCACCATACCCAACAGCAGTACTACCTGTTATTGTAACACTTGTATGATTTTGAGAACCTAATGAACCAAAACCAACTGCTGTGCTTCTAGCACCTTGAGTATCTGCATCTAAAGAACCATATCCTATAGCAATATTTCTTCCACCTGAAACTTGTGCTGTCAAAGCACCACTACCTATTGCAGTATTAAAGTTTGAGTCAGTAATTGCAGTACCTGCTGCATTACCTATTATAGTGTTATTACTAGCTGTAGTTACGCTATCAAAAGCTGTATCTCCTATGACTACATTACTATTACCAGTTGGATAATTACCATCAAGTTTAATTGTTCCACCGTCTACTGAGACGTTACCGTTTACAGTTAAACCTGTAAGAGTTCCTACGCTAGTTATGTTGGTTTGAGCTGCTGTAGCTAGTGTCCCTGTTATAGATGTACTTGCTGATAGGGTAGTAAAAGATCCTGCGGCTGCTGTAGTGCCACCGATAACAGAGCTGTCTATAACTGCTCCGTCTAGGTTCATAGCTACCGAAGTACCAGTAGAGCTAAATAATCCGTCAACAGTATCAAGGTCAGCGTTTAGCTTTGTTCCCCAAGTATCTGTAGATGCTCCTACTTCTGGTTTAGTTAAGTTAAGATTGGTTGTAAATGTATCTGCCATAAAATTTTATCCTTTAAGCTGCGTCTTGTTCGCCTAATGTTGTCCATGAAGTATCTGGATTAGATTGATCTGTCCAGGTTTCGCCTGCTACTATTTGATCGGTCCAAGTATCATCAGGAACAATTATATCTTCCCATTTTAGACCACCAATAGCATTTAATCCACTTGTTTGTGTAATTGTGGTAGCACCTCTATAAACAATACCACCGATTGCATCTAACCCACTTGTTTGTGCAAATAAAGCCTCTCCGACTACAGTAAACCTACCAGTAGCAGTCATGCCTGATACTGCTGGTCCAAAGACTACACCACGATCTATTTGTGTGCCTGTAGCTATTACATTAGATGTGGCCGCTATTGTTGCAGACCCTAAATCTATTTGTGTACCTACTGCGGATGCTCCAGATGTAGCAGCTATAGTAGCTACACCATCATGTATAAGTGAGCTTTCTGCGGTAAATCCTGAAGTTGAAGCTATTACAGAAGCGCCTGTAATTACGAATCTACCTGTTGCGGTAGTGTTAGAGGTTGCGGCTATCGTTGATGCACCTACAATAACAAATCTACCATCCGCTGTTGCAGATGAGGTTTGTGCTATTGTCGCAGCACCAAAATGATAAACGGGAGTACCATAATCGGCGTTCCCGTAACCATATAATCCGTAGCCTATTGAGGCCATGTTGTTAAGCTAATGTTATATCTAAGTCGCCAGCATCAAATCTAAATACATCGCCTGAACTTACAGTCTTAGATGTTGTTAGGTTTGCATAAGCCATTAGATTGCCGCTTGATGAAGCGTCTAAAATACCAACTGCAACTACAGTTCCATAGTCAGCTGTAGCTGTTGGATATTCTATTGCAGCTGAATTAGTAGCTTGTGTTGGGTCTGTACCAGAAACAGTAAATGCTCCTGATTGTCTTGCGTATGAACCGCCAGTTACTTCAGTACCACCACCTGTGTCTGTTGGTGCTACAGTATATAAAGCAACATATAAAGTTGATGGTGCAGTATAAGCATTACCACCAAATACATGGTCTAATACTTTATCTTCTAAGTAATCACTAAATCCAGCCATATTGTCTCCTAATTATTATTCCAATAATAAATGTTTTTACCAGACTTGCCATAAGTTCTTCTTCTTTGCATTAGAGATCCTTTGCCAAACTCTGCTTTCTCTTGTTCCA